CTCGAGCGCCGGCCGCGTCTATCGCGTGACAAATGTCGGCGGCACGAGCACCGTCGCGCCCGTGCATGCCTCTGGAACCACCACAGGCGCGGACGGGATTGCCTGGCTCTATGTCGGCGATGGCCGCGACGCGCCCTCTCTGGGGCTCGCGACCGACGGCCGCGTCGCCGCGCTCAACGGCCTTACGATCCCGGTCGTCGAGAGCGCGTCGGCGACCCTGCCGGTCCTCGGCGGGACGGGCTCGCCGGAGAACAAGGTGACGGCGCCCATCGGCGCGACCTATCTGCGCAGCGACGGCGGAACGGGCTCGACCTTCTACGTCAAGGAGAGCGGGACGGGCGCGACGGGGTGGGTCGCTAAATAGCCCGCTGTGGCGCCCCCGAAAGCAAACGCCTCTGACGCAGAGTCAGAGGCGTTTTGCTTTCGGCACGTCCTACGTTGAAGTCCTCTCGAATGCGCGTCAAGCGCCATTCAACGCCTCTTCGAAAGGGCCGTAAATGTCGATCGCGCAGTTCCTCCACGGCGTCGAGACGATCGAGGTTCCGAATGCGAACCAGCCCGTCACCATCAACAAGATGGCCGTGGCCGCGATCGTGGGCACCGCGCCGCTCGCCGACAATGCGGCCTTCCCGCTCGACACGCCGGTTCTGCTGACGTCCGCCCCGCAAAAGGCGGCGCTGCTCGGCGCGACCGGCACGCTGGCCGCCGCCGTGCGCGACTTCTACGCCGAGGGCGGCGGCGCCTGCATCGTGGTGCGCGTCGCGCCCGGCCTGAACGACGCGGCGACGATGACCAACATCATCGGCTCGGAAAGCGCAAAGACCGGCCTCTACGCGCTGCTCGGGGCGCGGGCGCAGACCGGCGTCATGCCGCGCACCATCATCTGTCCCGGCTTCACGTCGCAGCGGCCGAACAGCGCCAGCAACCCCGTCGTGGCGGCGGCGATCGCCGTGGCGGCCAGGCTGCGCGGGCGCGTCTACGCATCGACGCCGTCGAGCAGCACCGTCGACGCCATCGCCTGGCGCGAGGACTGGGCCTCCGACCGCCTCGTGCCGATCTATCCGAACATTTTGGGCTGGGACCCCGTCACGAGCACCTATGTGACTCGTCCGGCCGACGCCGCCTTCGCTGGCCTCACGGCGCGCGTGCATCGCGATCTCGGCTTCTGGTTCTCGCCCTCCAACCAGGTGCTCCGCTCGATCGGCGGCGTCTCCAATCCCGTGGGGTGGGCGTCGGGCGATCCCGACTGCGAAGCCAGCATCCTCAACGAGAACCGCATCGCGACCATGATCAACATGGGTCAGGCGAGCGGCGTGCAATATGGCGGCTGGCGGCGCTGGGGCAACCGCACCACTGCCGAGGACGCGAACTGGGTCTTCGAGAGCGTGCGCACCATCGCCGACGCGGTCTATGAGGCGCTGGACGAGGCGACGCTCTGGGCGGTCGACAAGCCGTCGACGAAGCAACTGCTGCTCGACGTGACCGAGCGCGCCATGGACTTCGTCCGCTTTGGCGTCGATCAGGGCTGGCTCGTCGGCGGGCGCGTGTGGCTCGACCCCGAGGACAACACGCCGCAGCAAATGTCGAACGGCGTGTGGGTCTGGCGCATCGATCCCGAGCCCGTCGTTCCGATGGAGCACATCGTCTACAAGGCGCAGCGCAACGCCAGCTATTACAGCGGCTACCTCGCCGACATTTCCGCGATGATCGCGCAGCAGGTCTAACGAGGACGCCATGGCGCAGCAGCTCGAATATATCCTTCAGGCCTTCTCGGCCTATGTCGACGGCTTCCCGAAATTCGGGTCCGGCGAAAAGGTCATGACGCCGGCCTTCAAGAAGGTGATGGAGAAATTTCGCGGCGGCGGCATGCTGGCGACGCGCGAAATCTCGCTCGGCTACGAGGCGTTCGAACTCGGGATCGACCTCTCGGAATATGACCCGCAGGTGCTCCAGCAGTGCGGGCTGTTCACGAAGAAGGACGTCTCGCTGACCATTCGCGGCCATTTCGACGGCGACAGCAACACGCCGCACACCGGCATCCTGCAGTGCCGGGGCGAGTTCAAGGAGATCAACCCCGACGACTGGGAGGCCGGCAAGAAGGTCGGCCTCAAGACGAAGGGCGCGCTCTCGAAGCTGAAGCTCACCATCGACTCGACGCTGATCTACGACGTCGACATCAAGGCGGGCGTCTATGTCTTCGGCAACGAGGACGCCGGCGCCGCCATCCGCGCCTCTCTGGGCTTTTAACGGGAGAACATCATGGCCGACATCGCCGATCTCGACGCATCGCAGGGCTCGTGGGGCACCTGGTCCCATACGCTCAAACATCCGTTCCAGTGGAAGGGCGTCGACTACTCCGAAATCGAGCTGCGCATTCCGGCCGGCATCGATATGCAGGCGTATTACAAAGACAAGGAAAGCGGGACCGTTTCCTTCATGATGGGTCTGGTCATTCTCGATCCGTCCATCGCCCAGCAGGTCTTCAACGTGATGAACGCCGAGGATTGGAGCGCGATCTTCAAGAAGGTGCTGGATTTTTTTCCGCCTACCCAGTGAATGTCGCCGAGGCCGTCGATGAGATCGGCCTCGCCTTTCCCTATAGCAGGGCCGAGGTCATGGCTCTGCCCATAACCGACATTCTGCGGCTCTACGGCCGAGCGATGACGCATCATCGGATCATCTACGGAGCCGCGCGATGAGCATGTCCGTCGAGATGATCCTTCGCCTGATCGACCAGGCGACAGGCCCGCTGCGCGGCGTCGAGAACGAACTCAACCGCCTCAAATCCACGTCCGACCGCGTCAACGCCTCGCAGGCTGCGGGCGGCAAGATGCGCGCCTCCGACTGGCTGCTCGCGCAGAAGAACGCGGCGGCGGCGGCGAAGGAGACGGGGGCCTTCAAGGCCGCGCTCGTCGGCGCGGGCATTCAGGCCGTGGGCGCGGGCGCGGTCGCGGCGTCGGGCTTCGCCGGCTACGGCGTGCGCGAGGCCATCTCCTTCGAAAAGGCGATGGCCGACGTCAAGAAGAAGGTCAATCTCGATCCGGGCGCCGACTGGCGCGACGTCGAGGGGATGATCAACCGCACCTCGCGAGAGATCGGCATCGCCCGCGAGGACATGGCGGGGCTCGCCGCACAGGCCGGGCAGAGCGGCATCGAATACAAGAACCTCGCCGACTTCATGCAGCTCACGGCCAAAGCCTCGGCCGCCTGGGACATGGCGCCGAAGGAAGCCGCGCAGCGCCTCGCCGAGATCAAGGCGCAGACGCAGTGGTCGATCCCGCAGCTCGAAGCCTATGCCGACAAGGTCAATGCGCTGGGCGACAATTCGGCGGCGGCCGAGAAGGACATCGTCGCGATGTTTCAGCGCGCGGGCGCCTCGGCCAAGGCGGCGGGCGTGCCCTTCGACACGACGCTGGCCGTGCTCACCGCGCTCAAATCGACCGGCATGGACGATGCGACCTCGGCGCGCTTCTTCAACGCCATGTCGTCGAAGCTGCTCACGTCGAGCCAGGCGCCGCGCGGCGCGAAGGCGGCGGCCGAGGCGTTCAAGGAACTCGGCCTCTCGGTCAAGGACGTCGAGAAGGGCATGCGCTCGGACGGCGCGAAGACCATGCTCGACGTGCTGGACCGGCTCGACCGCGCGCCCGACAAGGCGGCGATCGGCGTCAAGCTCTTCGGCCAGCAATGGTGGGACGAGGCCACGCGCGCCGGCCAGGCGCTGCCCGAAATCCGCAAGAACCTCGAACTGCTCAAGTCCGGCAAATGGCAGGGCTCGCTGGGCAAGAACCTCGCCGTCGATCTCGACACGACCGCCCGCCATCTCGAACGCATGAAGGCCGCCGTCTCCGAGATCGGCGACGACATGATGCGCTGGGCGCTGCCGCCGATCTCCAAGCAGCTCGACGAGTTCATGGGAGCCTATCGCCGCTGGAAGGACGGGCCCGACAAGCCGATCATGCTCTCGCCGACGGACGCCGAGGCGAAGGCGCGGCTCGATCGGGCGCGGGCCGGCCGGCCCTATGGCGAGTCGGGCGACGCCTATGAGCGCCGTCTCGGCCTCGACGGGACGAAGCGCACGCCCGAGGCCGCGATCCCCTCTTATGGCTTCGTGCAGACCGGGATTTCGCAGGGCAAGCGCGGCCCGGCCTATTCCGGCCCCATCGCCCAGGCGCCGCAGACCATCCCTTCCGGCCCGGCGCTGCCGACCTTCGCCGGCATGAACGGCCAGAACGTCACGCCGCATGTGGACCTCTCGCAAATCCAGGGCGCGGAGTCGGCGGCGCAGCGCGCCGGGCAGACCATCATGCAGGCGCTCGGCGTCACCGCCCGCCCGCAGGTGGATATGAGCGGCATTCAGGGCGCGGGCGCCGAAGCGCAGAGCGTCGGGCAGCAAATCCTCTCGGGCCTCAACGTCACCGCCCGGCCGCAGGTCGACACCTCGTCGCTGGCGCAGGCGCTCGGCATGGCGCGCGAGCTGTCCGGCGCGCTCTCGGGCCTCGGGGCCAAGGCCGCC